GCTTGCCCAAGGATTGCTCGTGTAAACACAAAGGCAGTCACAGCGATGAAAGATTTCCGGAGAAAATCGAGGTTGCGCCGCACAATGTCAGCAGCATCAGAGACGGCCCCAAAAATCGTCGGTATCGCATTCACGCCGCCAGCAAGGAACCTGCCGATAGACTGCGCCAAGCCGTCATTGTTTTTCGCTATTTCACTGAAATTTCGTGCCAGATTAACAAGAGCATCATTGAAACCGGCCTCGCCAATGGTGCGCTTGAACATGTCAAAGCTGTCGCCAAGATTGCTAAATGCCCCGTTCAGCGTTTGTGATTGTTTTTCAATGGCCCCGGCAAATTCAGTCTCGCCAAGATTGACAAGGAAGTCAGAGATGGCCGCACCTGATTTTGTGACCTCTGTCTCGACGCCCTTAAATGTAAAGACGACCTTATCGCCTTCCGACCGAGCTTTGATGCCGAATTCCTTGAGGCGCTCGAATTCACCAACAGCAGCATCCGCTGCTGCCTCGACAAATTGATCCAGCGTCTTGCCGGTGCCTGATGCGATGTTTCCGAAAGCTGTCAGTGCCGAGATGCTAGGGTTCAAGCCCCTTGCGATCAGTTTATTGAAACCGCCGACAACCTCGCGCAGGGCAAAGGGCGTCGTTGCAGCAAACTGTTGCAAGATGCCGAATGCCTTTTCGGCCTTTTCTGTTGATCCCAAAAAGGTCGAAAGACTGGCCTCTAGGCTCTGAAACTCTCGGTTTGTTTCAATGGTGCCTTTGACGAGAAGCCCAAAACCCGTTGCGCCAGCTAATGCCGCAACCGCAGTCTGTACGGAAAAAACCGCGTTTTTGACGCGGCTCAATCCTGTATTGATGGAACGAAAGGCATTCCCGGTGCGATCAACGGCCCCAATTCTGATTTTAAGATTTGGGTTTGCCATCTTCTATCATCCCGAAATATGCGAACCATTCATTGATTTCAGACAGTGATAAATCTTCAATCTCTGCCTGCGTCTTATGGAGTCGATCCGCTAGGGCCATCATGTTCAGCCGAAGCGGATCGGCCCTTAGTTTTTTTCCGCGTCCTCAATGGTTTCAACGCCACTGAACATTTTGGACACGATATCCGAAAGCACTTCTAAGTCCTCGCCCATCAGATGAACCCTGTCCTCAAGGGTAAACAGGCGATTCCCATCCGCATCACAGGCTTTCATGATGATCAGATCAACCACCCCGTCCATCGTGGGTTCGTCAGCAAAATTCTTGTGCTTTTTTTGTATCTTGTTGTATTCACCGCCTGTGATCGGGAACACATACATCAAAAGAGGCGCGTCATCGTCGCCCCACCATTCCGGTGCTTCGATGACTCGCGCCTGCCTCTGACGCCTGCTGGCGATCTTTTCTCCAAGACCCATTAGGCCACCGCGCCGCGAGTCAGTGCGCCCGTGCCTTGGAAGCTAAACGACGCCTCAACCATACCATCGAAAGATGCGCTGACATCTGCCGAGGTCACGATGACAGAGCCACTCATGTACTGGTCACCGCTGGTAGAACCCTCCGGGTAAACCGTCAAGGTCAACTCAGCCGCAGCGAGAAGCTCATCCTGCTTTGCATCATCGGGGTCAAAGTAACAATCGACAGTGCCGCTGAATGTTTTCAGACCCACGGCGTAGGTGCGCGAGGTGTCACCCATAACCGAGTCTTCAATCGTGTCAGCAGTTTCAGAGATTGTGTAGGAACGGATTTCTCCGATGGCAGTGTCAGACCCGACAGTGCCGAGCTTAACCGTACCTTCGGAACCGGTATGTGTTGCCATCGTTAGTCTCCTTAAACGGCAGTTTCAACATCGTTTTCGGCGGTGCGATATTGCACCGTCACGGTGAAGCGACCAACGGCCACCGGCTGTTCGCCGTCGCCCGAAAAATCAACTTCAAACGCTGTGGTCTGCAAGTCTTTCGACAAGCCACCAAGCGTCACATCTGCCGCCAAAGCCTCCTCGACCTCGACGGCAATGGTGTCCAGCGTGTTGTCGTAATCGGCCGTTGCCGAAACATACGCCTCAACGCTGACATCCAGAACGCGGTTGATTGACCGCGATAAAGTCAATGTATCAAATTCCACGGCTTCTGACCGCGTAAAAATGCAAAGGCCGGGCAGCTTGGTGCTTTCCAGCGGATAAATGCGCGACCGAAACACGTTGGCCCCGGTCGTCGTCAAACCTGTCAGCGCCGTCACTATCGCGTCACGGATTTGTTTGCGAACGTGCGCCATCAATCTTTTTCCAGAACCAGCATCGTCATCCCGGTGCCGTCATCCTGCACAATGCGGATTGTGTAGTTGACCCCGCCAACAACCAGCGCATCGCCTTCAGCGGCGCTAGAAACGTCAGCAGTGCGGCAGTGAAAGCGTGGCTGCTGCAAAGCCACGCCCACGCCTCCCCCAGCATCGACTTCGATGAAGTCGTTGTCGAAAATGCCATTGACCGTGCTTCCTGCGCCGCCTGCTGGCGTGTAGGTTGCTGCCGATCCGAAATCATCGATATCGACAAAAATAGCACGGTCGTCAGCACTTTCGACGGCCATCACTCATCCTCTGGTGTTTCAATCTCGCCAGCATCAGCGGCGCGATCAAATAGTTTCTTTTTGGGGCGACCGACCTTCTTGGCTGGCTCGGCAAACCCACGCGCGATCAGCTTTTCAGCGATGCGATCATCCATATCATGCTCTTCACCAGCGAACATATTGCCCACGGTCCCGGTGTAGCACTTTTCAAGAATCTTGATTTTCATGTGTTACCTCACAAGGTGAAATGGTGGCCGAGCGAACCCGGCCACCGTTTGATATTTAGGCAGTGGATACCTCGTCGGTGATCGCAAACGATGCACCGTGACGGATTGCCACGTCGATGTCTTGGTGCATGATGATGCGAGTCGTGCCAGCAAGACCGCCAGTCGTCTCATCGATCATGATGTCCGCACCACCGAACAGGCCAACGATCAGCTGCGAGAAGTCGCCGAAGATCAGGGCCGAACCGTCGGTTCCGCCATCACCCGGATTCAGGTTCGACGGCACGTTGCTGGTGAATTCAGCACGGTAGCCGTAGATGCTGTTCCACGGATCATTCAGCAGCATGATGCTGTCGGTGCTGGATACCTTGACGGTGTTGGCCATCTTCGCCTTGACCTTCGGGTTGGAGAGCCAGCCCAAGGTTTGCGCGTTGATGATGCCATCGGCGTCCTCGACAGTCTTCACCAGATCGGTGAGATCTGCCCAAGTCAGCGCGGCCACATCGGTGTCTGCCGAGATATCGACATTACCCACATCACCGTTGTTCAGGATGCCGGTCGGCTGACCGCCTGAACCAGAACCGCTGATCGCGGTTGATTCGATCAGATCGGCTGCGGCACGCAACAGATCATCCTGAACAATCTGGTCAAGGGCTGGCACGCTTTCTTTGAGAGCAAGCCGCGATATGTCAACAAAGCAGCCCATTGTGCGGGGCTGAAGTGTGACGCCAGCATCAGTCTGTGACTGATCCGCAACATCACCGAGTTCCTCAACGAATGCCGCAGTGGCACCAGCAGAGAATTTCGGCATCTTGATGCGGTTGGTCAGGCCACCCATAAAGGTGACGCCAAGGTTCGCCATCACCTGACGTGCGCGAAGGGCTTCGATGAACATGTCACCGCGATGAACAGTCGGGATAAAGTTATCAACGACATTTTCATCACCGACTGCGCCAGTGGCAGCGGTTGCCATCGCACCAGCACGCCAAGCAAAGTCAGGCACATACACGCCACGCGCTGCGCGACCTGTACGATGCTGAACCTCGTCAGCCATTTCACGCTCGAAACCAGCTTCCGACCAGTCGCCAGTTGCCTGTGCGCGGATCATACGAGCCAGCGAGTATTCGCGCTGCTCTTTGACCGGAACGTCAACAACGTGGGCTGGTGTTTCCAGCGGCTCGTTTCCGATGGCGTCCAGCAGTTCGCCACGGAATTCGTCAACGGAAACACCACGACCGATGGCGTCTTCGCCAAGGTCAGCACGGCTGTGCTTCCGCGCCAAGGTCATGATCTCCTTGGCATCTTTGCGTGCGGCTTTGGCAGCTTCCTGCCGAACCGCATCCATATCAATCTCAGACATTTCTTTCTCCTCTGTCTGGATGGTTGCACTTAAAGGCTCGGAATTCGACCGGCCAACGCCCACCAGACTTGACTGGTCCGCAGGAATTGAAACGATTGAAATTTCCATTGGTGTGGTTGCGACCCGATAATATTCATCCGGGTCACCTTTACGCTCAACGCGGCCATCCACACGATAACCGACGCTGATGTTTTGCCGAATACCATCGGCAACATCGTCGAAGATTTCAGAAGCACGCTCACCTTTTCCAAAGCGAACGACGGCACGGAGACGCCGTGCCTCTTCATCCAGTTCGACAGATTCAACGACGCCAATCTGGCGTTCCATATCATGATCCAGCAGCAACGGGGCGCGGCCAGAATTCAAGAAATCAAGGTTCATGCTTTCGCGGCTGTGGTCGATGACCTCCATCCCGAAAGACCTTTTGACCGGCTCCTCAGAAGAAACGCCGACGCGAACCGTGCGGGTGTCTGCATCGATGGCTTTTTCACCCATATCCATTGCACGCATGACCAGATCAGAACGGTCGAACCGTTCTTCATCGTCATCGTGATATGGGCGCTCTTCAGCTTCCATCGGGGCCGGTTCTTCATCGTGATCTTTTGCAAAAACGATGGTCACGGTTTCATCTGTTTCCGCAACGTCAACAATATGTCGTTCTTCCATTTGTCTGCCTCTCGCTGCCGCTTCAAATTTGATCGGCTCGAAATCATGTTCGCGCAGCCATTCCTGCGCTTCCGCTTCGCTGTGCCGATCAGCGTCGAAACGGATTGATTGAATCTCAGAACCATTATCGTTGATGCCGTAAATGAAATCAATGCCATCACCGCCAGCCTCAACATCACGAGCGAAACTGTCGTATTGATCCGGCTCAGTAATCCGCGCAGCGTGTTCATTTGGATACGGCCTTTCCTCATAGTGACTGCGCTCTTCATCTGATTTCAGCGGATGCCCGTCTGGCAGCAGATCGGTGTCGTGCTTGCCACTGCGAAACTTGCCATTGCGAACCGCATACAAAAAAGAATTCACTCTGGCCATCGCCCATTGCTCAGGGCTGGTGACACTAGGACGCACGCTTTGCGGGTTGGTTTTATACGCACCCACGCCGCGCTTATAAACTGCCGCCAGCATCCGAAGCGTCACGCGCTTTGACTCTGTGTCGCCGTGTTCCTCGTTGTGTTCTTCAACCTTGTTCCGCAAGCCAGTCAGGGTCGCGTCCGAAAATTCATCTTCCAGCGCCCTGCTGCCTTCATCATCGATGCGGTCCATTATGCGGTCTTTTTCGTTGGCCCACGCTTTTGCCGCGTCACCGCCCCACAATGCGTGCGCGATCCTGCCTGCGGACGGGTATCCATCCTCACCGGGCCTGAATCCTTCGGCCTCTTCATCAACTTCATGACGAGCAAAAAAGCTGACCATTCGACGCACTGTCCGGGGCGATAATTCTTCGCGGTTTACCAACTGACGCGCACGCGCCACACCGACAGCAGTGCCGCCGCGCCCGTGTTCTTTACGCCAATCAAGGCCACGCTGCGCCTCTTCGGCCATCGTGGCGGTCGGCTTCAGGTCGATGTCTTCGCCCTTATACGTCGCCATCGTCATCACCTTGGTCGCCGCCCTCAACGATAGGGTCGGCAGGGAATTTCTGACCAAACGGCTGAAATGCCATCGACAGGCCGAATTGTTCTGCCATTTCTTGATCCCGCGCAATCTGGCTGAATGTCTCTTCGACATCCCGGCCATAATTTGCGGCAACATCCTGCATCGACAATATACCGTTTTGCAGGCCCACAACGGCAGCGTTGATCTCTTTCAGCGGATCGACCCAATTCCAGCCTCGGCCCCTAAATTGCGCGTTATCGCTGAATTTGTCGTATTTGTTAGAAGGCAGCGGCACGCCGCCGAAATCCATCGCGCTGGACAGCCACGCCCTAAACACCGGCTCCATAAAATGTTCAATCATGAACATATGAAGCGCACGATATCCATCACGCTCATCCAGAGCGCCCTGACGGATCGATGAATAATTCACCGCCGACAAGTCGCTCGACAGGCTGGCATAGCTGACGTTCAGACCGGACGCGATGCCGCGCAGCATCGCGCCCTCGAATTCCGCGTAACCCGTATTAGGATGATCCGGATCAAACATCTTCATGTCAAAGCCGCTTGGCAGCTGGTGGAAGCTGCCCGGTTCGACATCGATCACTGGCGTGAAATCATTTTCATAGGATTCGCCAACGAAATCATCGCCCGATGGCGTCGTCAGGATGCCCATCTTGGACGCGCCGATACGCGCTGCGATGACCTCGGCCTCGCGATAGGCGTGCAACATCTTCAGCGCCGACATCGCCGCAACCATAAACGGCTCCCCGCGCGTTTGGTGCGTGCGGGTTGGCATGAATATGTGGATGATTTCCTCGGCAGGCACGCGGGTCGTTTTGCGCGATTGCTGGCTATAATAGTATTTATCACCCGGATGGCTGGTTAAAACGTGATAGGCGACAGGGCGGTGAGCCTTGTCTAATTCGATGCCCATCCTGATCTGGTTGCCGGTGGTCGTTCTCTCGTTTTTCTTTTCATCGATCAAATCGGCCTCGATGAATTGCAGCGAAAACCCGTCGCGGTATTTCGCGCCGGTCAGCTTGCGGATGAATACCTCACCATCCCGCGCCAGAGTTTCAATCACGAGGCGCTGGCAATCATACCAAGACAAACGCCCGTCAGCCGTTGGCGATCCCAACCGCCCCCAACGCTTCCAAGCGTTTTCGATGACCGTGTTGCCGCCAGTGTCTAGGCTGCCGTCATCATTGCGTGCCTTCACTTGAAGGTGAAAGCCCTGATCGCCGATGATGTTGGTTTTCAGCAGGTTTACATAACGCCGTGCGAATTCGTTGTCGCGGATCAACTCGCGGCTGCGGTTCCGCATCACCTCAAGCGTGAATCTTAATTCGCTGTCGGCGCTGTTGCCGGACTGTATGAAATCACCAAACAAACGACCGGCACGAGCCGCTGCATAATTCCGCTTTTTCAGCGGCTTCAATGTTTCCGCGTCACGCTTCAGAAAATCAAAAAAGCCCATTGTTAAAACCTCACCTTGATGGTGCCGCTATGGGCGCGACCGTTGCGAACATGATCCTCGCGGTGTTGCAGCATCACCTCGCGCCGGTAGTGATCACGCCATTCCACCAATTCGGCAGGCGGTATTTTTGACAGGGATCGACCGTTGATCGAATACGACAAAACATCAGCATCAGCACGCCCCTGCAAAACCGTTTCGATCTTGTCCAGCATGATCTCAGCGTGCGTGCGCGGGTCAACATTGTTGTCCAGATCGGTGATGATATCCCACGATCCGGTCTGGATAACGACGCGCTCACTGTCGCTGGTGCGCGTGATTTCAAGCTGCCAATGATGATGTCCTGTATCAAAATCGGCGCTGACAACGCTGGTGATGGTAAAAAGGTAATCATTGCCATCGGCTGTGCCGGTGACCGTGAATTCATGCGTGCCGCCGCCAGCCGATACGCGGCTGACATAGGCGACGGTGTAGGCCGTTGATGGATAATCGGTGCCAAGGTTTTTCTTGCGCCACGTTACGCGGTCACCAACGACAAGCTGATCAGGTTCAATGGTGGGCGCGTTATCGGTGTCGAAAAGGTTAGCCATCAGCGCCATCCATTCACAAAGTTGCCACGCCGCTGCGGACGACGCACAGGCGCGTTTTGCGGCACGTCATCCGGCTGCCGCACTTGTTGCGCCGCGCGATCTGCCAGCGTGTCGAGATTCAGATTCAAGATCGCCAACGCCCCTGTCGCATACACCCGGCAGTCTAGTGCCTCGTTACGGGTCCGCGTCTTGATAAACTCCCGGCGCGGAAATCCTTTGTGGAATTTCGTCACGATCTTTTCTGACGCGGCAAGCTGCTTGAAATACTCATCAGGCCGGTCGTTGGGAAAGTGACAGTATCCCGGTCCTTCTGATTGTATCTGAAGACGGGAAAAAATTAAAGATTTGATATTGTCAACGCCAAGCGTAAACAATCTGATCTTTCCGATGTTGTTTCTGGTAGGCCGGGAAACGATGGGGCGGCTTTCGCCAGCCATCCCCTTGATGGCAAAAACGCGCCTGCCTTCGCGCGGCCTAACGAAATCATAGACGGCCTTGGTGTAGTGACCACCGGAGTCGATACAGGCGGCGCGGATTTGCAAGGTGCGACCGTCTTCTGTGTCCCACTTTGTCGCCAGATGCGCGTCTAAATCCTGCCACAGTTGCGGCGTCGATGGGTCGCCATACAGCGTGCGGTAATCCAGCGACCAGCTCTCCTCCGACCTGCCCCACCCGACGCATTCAACCTCGATGCGGTCATCCTGAACGTCGATGCCAGCAGTCACAACCATAACGCCTTTGTCGGCACGCGGCCCGAATTCTTCGGCGCGTTGTGCTACGTCGTAGTCGTCAACTCGCTCACCCTCATCCTCAAAACACTCGGCCAGCGTTGTATTCACAAAAACGCGCAGCGTATCTGGCAGCGCCTTGGCGTTGATGAAATCTTGCGCTATATCTCCCAGCGGCGTCCAAGGCGAGTAAAGGCCGGACAGATGAAACCCGGCGGTGCCGTTGAAAGTCTCGGACGCCACCCATTTTCCACCCTTGATGGCGCGGTAACGCTTGGCGTCGTCCCAAGCACAACCGCATTCCTCGCAGATATATTCAGCCGTCTCCGGGCTGTCTTTTTGCCAGTGTACGTTGGACCATTTCAGCGCCTGGCTGTGGCCGCAGTCGGGACACGGTACATAATAATATCGCTGATCGCTTTGGTTGAATGCTGTTTCGATACGGGATGCGCCCTTATTGGTGGGCGTCGAAACCATCACGATCTTACGGTTATGGGTGAATGTTTTGGTCCGGGCGATGCCAAGATTGACCGGGTCACC